CATTTCATCAATATACCACATTTTTGGTACATCATAGTAAGTTGCGCCTTTTGTTTGGAATGCATATTTATCCAGATCAACACCATCTATTAGTGTTTCTGCATCTGGTGCATTAAATGTAGGTAATGAAAAGTAATGGAAATAGTATATAATTTTAGCCATTGACTCTAAATCTTTTTTATTTCTCGGATTAAATTTAAAGTTAAAAGCTTGAGTACGGACATTAGTGCCTTTATACATTGCTGCTGATGGTGTAAGATACGCTTTACCTGTGGTTTGTTGTTTAGCTGAGCTAGTTGCATTATTAAGAAAGCCTTTTGCTGAGCCTGCAAGTGATTTTGCAAGTCCTTCAGCGCCATCTGCAATTGATTCGCCAACGCCTTTTCCTTCTGCATTTTTTCCTTCTACTTGTACGTTAGAAGGGTTATCTTGTGCTTGCGATTTTTCATCACTTGATGGGCCCATTACTGCTTTAATTACATCGTCAATAATATTACTTTTTACTGCTTCATAGTTATGAGCTAATTTAGTAACCATTAGTGGTTTGTATAAATATATATCAAGTAAGTGTTTTTTTGTAGGTACTGCTGTTACATTACTACTATAGTTTAGAGCTGATTGTCTATATGAAGTAGACATTGCTTGTACTCCAGAAGTAGTTATAGGGTCTACACAAGCAAAATGTAAACAGTTTTTATAGAGTTCAGTATCGCTTTTTAAGCTATCTGGGAATGACAGTAGTGTTTCTGGTGCTTTTTTAGGTGTTGTATCTCTAACAATACCATAACCACCAGGAGTTGCTAAGCCATCTATCACTTCATTAGTGCTATCTTTTATATTATCAGCCATGATATATTTTCCTATGTTTTTATTATATATAAATATATATTTATATGAATAAAATTTAAAGGTTTTTTATGGCTTATTCTGGTAAATTTTGTCCAGTTAATAAAGATAAATACAAGGGTGATTGGAAAAAGATAAAGTGGCGGTCTAGGTGGGAATATAAGTTTTTAAAGCATTTGGATGCTAATCCTCATGTAAAGTGGTATTCATATGAGACCGTAATAATACCATATAAGAGTACAGCTGATGGTGGTAAGATGCGGCGTTATTATATGGATTTCATAGTACATTATGATAATGGTTTAACGTGTTTAGTAGAGATAAAGCCACATCATGAGACAGTTATGCCTAATGCACCAGTTAAATTATCTGAAAGTTCAAAGAATAAGTATTTTAAGAAAGCATATACATATCAGGTTAATCAGGACAAGTGGAAAACAGCTCAGTTATTTTGTAAAGATAAGGGATGGAAGTTTTTTATATTAACAGAAAAGAATGCTGCAAAGATAGGTTTAAAATTTTAAAGATGTGTAAAGGGTTATTATATGGCTAAAAAAACAAAGCAAGAAGAGATTTCGGAGTTTATGGAAGGTATATCTATAACTAAAGATATGTCTGAAGCACAAGCAGAAAAGTGGTATAATAAGAAACTTAACGAAAATAAAAAAGAAGCTAGAAGGCTTGCAACTGCTGAGCGTAAAGAAAGTCAGCGTAAGAGTGTTAAGACCCATAAAGTTTATAGTCCAACACCTGGCAGAATGTATCAATTTGGTTATAATGCAAAAACTGCAAAATATTTGCCTTATTGGGATAAATATCCATTAATGATATGTTTAGGAGTTTCAGGTAAGCATATATTAGGGATAAATTTGCATTATATACCACCTAAGCAGCGTGCTGAGTTTTTAGATACAATAATGAGATATAGTTCTACTAAGAATACATCTAATAGTACATATTTAAAAATAAATTATAGTAAGATAAAGCGTCATAAGTGGGTTCCACATATGATTAAAAAGTATTTGTTTTCACACGTAGTTGAAGTTTTTCAAGAGATATCGCCGAAAGATTGGGGTAAAGCTATTAAAATGCCTACACAAGAGTTTACGTATAAGGATACTGGTAGTAATATATCAGCTGTAGTAGCATATAATGACAGAAATAAAAAATAGAGGTATATAATAATGGCGGGAATATTTAAAAATTTAAAAGAAAATCAGCCAGGGGTAAAAACACAGAAAGCTCCCTCATTACAACGGGAAACTGATTTATTTTTATCAACATTATTAGTAGAAGATTTAGCAAGAAATAATTTATTTTTGGTTAGGATGGAGCCACATCAGAGTTATTCTACTATTGAGACTGCTACTGGTGGAGCATCCCTTAATGGTTTATCTGAGGTAATACCATTAACAACGGGTTTATTGGCTAATGAAGATCCAGAAGCTTTATTAAGATTTTTAAATGAGGAAAATTCATCATCAAAGGATTCTTTGGTAAGAACTGGTTATGCTGATTATAATGATAATGATATAGGTATAAGTAAAGGTGATGTTAAAATAGATAAGTTTAATCCAACTAAGACTATGGGTTTATATGCTGAGGCTGTCACATTGCCATCAGTAACAGCTGATGTTCGTAAAGAGCATATGCAATATCAGCGTAAGAATTTATTAATGACATCTAAAGATCATAGTGGTTTATCAATAACATTTAGGTGTTCTAGTAATTATACTGAGTATAAATATCTTAGATGGTTAGTAGATCAAAAGTTAGATAATAAGACAAATACTGTAGATTTTCCAGATAACTTTTTATTGCCACAAATTAATGTTTATATATATAATAGAGAAACAAGTGCAGTAGCTACTGCGATACATAATAAGTGTATAATTACGAGTATTTCTGCTTTGGAGTTTAGTTATGAGAGTAACAATGAAGTAGCTAAGTTTACAGCTGAGTTTATGCCAGAAGACATTAAGTTTCAGACTTACAGTCCTAAAGTTGCGGCAACGGCTAAAAGAGATGATAGAACTGGAATATACAATTAGTTTGTATAAGATACAAATAATATTTTAAATAATAGGATTATATTTATGAGTAAGAAGGGTAAGTTTGACATTAATGCGGTAACTATTCCAACATTCAGTGTCAAGTTATTGAGTGGTAAGAGTGTTACAGTTAGAGCAATTGTAATGAAGGAATATAGGAATTTGTTATTAGCAAAAGATGGTTCTAATGAATTATTAGATCACCTTACAGCTATTGAGCAAGTAGTATTAAATTGTATAGAAGAGGATATTGAGCCATCAACATTAACTTCTTTTGATTTTGAGAATATATTTGTTAAAGCATTTGAGTTTGGTACAGGTACTAAAGAAATGCCAGTATCATTTCAGTGTTCTAATGAAGTGCTTTTAACTGATGATCATGGTAAAGCTAAGATTAGTACGTGTAATACAATAATTAAAAGTAAAATATTGTTTGACAAGATTGAGCCAAGTATTACAGAAGTAGAAATTCCAGAAGAGATGGAGTTTGAAATACAAGAAGGTATTACAGTAACATTAACTAGACCATGTTTTAAAGATACAGCATTTTTTAATATTAATGCAGATGCTGGCGAGAGTGTTATACAAAATATAATTAGGCATTTTAAGAGTATACAGGTTGGTGATGTTATTAGTGACATTACTATGATAGATGAAGAAGATATGAGTGAATTGTTTGAGCGTATACAGCCACCAACAATTAGTAAGATGCATAAATATATATTTAACATACCTAGGATTAGTTATACTCTTAAGATGAAGTGTCCATCATGTGGTAAGCGTTACAATCAGAAGTTAGTAGGTATAGAAGATTTTTTTATCTAATGTTCGCTGGTGATACATCTCAGTATTATTATCAGAGAGTGTATGCCTTGATGCGGACAGATATAATAAATTTCAATTTATCTGATATAGATTATATGATGCCTTTTGAGATGACTATATATTTAGCTCAGCTTAAAGAATCATTTGAAAAAATAAAAGCCCAACAAAAGAAAAAGTAATTAAATAAAAAGGTAGTGCCATGGCTTTAAACGATAGTGCCAATTATAGTCCAAGTTCTAGTGCGGTAGAAAAAGCTAATGCGGCTGTTGGCAGTGGTACTGCCAATACTGCTACAATTAACAGAGTTACAGCTGAAGAAGATGCTGATTTTAATATGAGTAATTCTTCAAATATTCTTGGCGTTTTAAAGAGTATAGAAAAACAGCAATCGGCTACTCGTGTTGATAGTGACAACAAGTTAGGCAAAATAATTAATATATTAGACAATAAAGACGATTCAGCTGTTAGAAATAGAAATAGTATTGTAACTTCTATGATAGATACAATATCATCGTTAAGAACGGGTAATACCGTTGTTAGTAGTGATAATAGTAGCGATGAAGATAGTGATACTAGTACAATAGAAAGACGTTCTAATAATAATGATGAAGGTGGTATTATAGAGGAGCAGTCTGGAACTGGTAATGAAATTGCTACTATTATTGATGATAATGTGCTCAATCATGAGATGCTTGATGAGTTAATGAAGTTAAATCAGAATGCTGAGAAGATGGGTACTAATATAACTAGTGGGTTTCAAGCTTCATTAGATGAAGCTGAGAAGATGGCGGCATTAACTAAGAAAATTGAAGATATTAAAGCACAGCGTAAAAAAGAAGATGATAACAAATTATTAAAATATACAATTAAAAATTCAGCACGAGTTTCCGCAGATATAGGAGATGCGGTAGGTGCTGGGATGGATAAGACTGTTTCTGGAGTAACTCAAGCTATTGGCGGAGCTATGGGTGACAATGATAAGATGTTAGTTGCTGGTTTAATGGCGAGTGTTCAAACTTTTAAGAGTACTGTAAGTGGTTTTAAAAGTATGGGTGAAGGAATATCTAAAGGAGTAAAATGGTTTTCAGGTGTTGGTAGAAAAAATTCACAGGGTAAAGAAGGTTCTACAATAGAGGAAAAGACTTTAGCTGCATACGAAGAACAGCTTGAAAAAGTTAAAGAATCGCATACTGCTTTATTAGGAATTGGTGGGAGTTTAGATTTAGAAAGTGAACTAGCATATCAACAATTAATGGCTGAGTTAACAGAGGATATAGAGAAAGATTTAACTGAGATATTAAAAGTTTTTAATAATGGTATAGCGCCAGAGGATGCGACGACTGACAATTTAATATCAGATATGGATGATGTTGGTGAAGTTGCAAGAATTAATGGGATTGAAGATATACAGAGTGCTGTTATAACGCCAACAGATTTAGCTGAAGATGATGTAAAGGTTGATGCAGATCAAGACGCGCATGAGATTGAGCAGAATAAAATAGCTAATGAGCAGTTAGGTGCTAGTGAGGAGTTAAATTCAACTGTTCAGAAAATAGCTGAGCATATGAATAAAGCAGAGCGTGATGATCTTAAAAATGAAAAGAAAGATCGTTTAGATGAGGCGTTTGCTGCTGCTGAGAGTAAAAATAAGAAAAAGAATGAAGAAGAGCAGAGTGGTGGTGGTTTAGGTGGTCTTGGTGGTATGATGAAGTCCATGAAGAATATGAAAGGTATTGTTGATGTTATACGTGGAGTATCAAAGGCATTTAACGTATTAAAAACCATTTTCAATGTTATACGTACAGTTGTTATGGCATTAGGTGTAGCATTTTCAGCATTAGGTGCATTTATATTTTCAGTACCTGGTGCTATAGCAATAGCCATAGCTGCAGTAGCTGGAGCTCTTTGGTATTTTTGGGATGATATAACGGGTATATGGGGTGATATATTTGATTGGTTCGCAGATGGGTGGAATAGTTTAGTTGAAGGTTGGAATGATTTTTGGGATAGTTTATTAGATCCAGTATTTGCGGCATGGGATGGTTTTATTGGATGGATATCAGAAAGTATAGATAAATTAATATGGATGATAAAAAATCCTTTAGATGCTGCAGCTGACATAGCAACTGGTGATAATGATAATTATAATGAGTATAAAGAAGAACAGAAGAAAGAAAAAGAAGTTGCTGCAGAGAAGGAAAAGCAAAGACTAAAAGAAGAAGCTGAAGCCGAAGCTAAAGAAGAAGAGGAGTATAATAAGCCTAAGCCTGAAGATGAGTTATATACTAAAGAAGAAATAAAGGCCACTCCTAAGTTGTTTAGAGATGCTAAGAAGGAACACAATCGTAAAGCGCGAAGCATTATAGCAACAAGAAAAAATGAAGAAAGAGCACAATATGAAAAGAAAAGAGATGAGGACATTGCAAAAATTGATAAACAGAATGAGGGTAACCCGTTAAAAATAAATCTTCCACAAATGATGAAGGATGCGGAAGAACAAAATAAAACTGAAGAAGAGCTTGCAGGAGACAGAGAAATAGCTAATTTCTTTGATACTGATGATGTTATTCGTAATAAAGAACGGAATGAGTTATATACTGAAGATGAAATAAGAAGAGCAGCCCCTGAAGCTAGAAATAGATTAGAGGGTCATAATGCTGCAGCTAGAATGATGATAGGTGCTCAGAAGCAAAAGGAAGTGATGCAGGCTAAGGAGGCTAAGGTACAAGCTGCTGCTGAATGGGAAGAGCAAAATAAAGATAAAAAGCTGCCATTAGTAACGCCTAAAGAGGATTCTGAAAGTAAATCTACAGGTTTTAATTTAATGGGTATGTTAGGTGCCCAAGATAAAAAAGAAGCTGATGCTGCTAGTAAGACGGAAAATACTAGTGTAAATATACAAAATAACACTAGTAATAGTAATGTTACATCTAATGGTGGCGGCGGTGGTAATAAGACATATGTTTATAGTGGTATTGTACCAACAGCGCCACAAGGTGGTGTTATCATAGGAGCGACTGATTAATGAAAAATACATTACAAAGTAGAAATTTCAGGTTTGAGATTCTTTCGGAGGATGGTGCTAACAAATCTGTAGCGGATTTTATTTGGCAGATTGCAGATATAACAACACCCACGCTCACTTTAAATGAGACTAGTATATCAGTACCTGGCATAACTAATCTCAGGTTGCCTGGTACGGCTATAACATTAGGTGATATTGATATAGAGTTTTTAATGGATGCGGAATATACTGCATATACTAATTTATATAAGTGGATATTATCTGCTAATGCTGGGTTATATGGTGAAGAGCCATCATCATCATTTAAAAAAGATGCAATATTAATGATATTGGATAGTACACAGCAAAGTATAGTTACAGTATATAAGTTTTATGGAATATATCCAACCACATTAAGTGCATTAAATTTCACATATAGTGAGACTGGTGGTATTGATGCTGTATCGTGTAGTGCCACTTTTTCATTTTTACGTCAAGAGTTATTGGATAGTGATTTAAATAAAATTGAGTTATAAATATATTTGAAAAGTGTTCAATATAAGAGAATAATAGTATAAAATAAGTGTTATATATAAATACATCGAGCACAACAGAATATATAAATATATTTTAAAAAGTGTTCAATATATGAGAGTATTGGTATATAATATAACAATAATCAGTTGAAATGGTTCAGCTGGTGGTAATTAAACTTAAAATAGTATAAATTATAGGATAAATAAATATGTCTGAAGCTAAAGTAGAACAAAAACTTACAGTAGAGCAATTGGAAGCAAAAGTAAAAGAATACAAGTTGCGTATTTTTGATATGGCTGAGCAAACTGATAATATGAATAAAGCTTATCAAACGCAGCAGTTGCATACTCAAGAATTTGTTACGGCTATTATGAAAGTTGTTGGTATGGAAATGACAGAGTCAGTTATGTTAAATGATGTATTAACAAAAGTGAAGGAAAAGACCGGTTATAAGGAAGAAGCTCCTGAGATTCCTAAAGAAGTGGTTGAAGCTGCTAAGGATGCAGAAGCTTAAAATATGATAAAAGTATATGGGAATAATTGTGTGTCGTGTAGATATGTGCGGAAGGTGTTAGATGATAACAAAGTCCCATATACTTATTATAATGTTAAAGGAAAGTCTATACAAGATTTAAAAAATATTCTTGGTGATGATTATGAACCTGGTTTATATATGCCAATAGTGTATGAGAATGGAAAATATGTAATTAATATTAGAGCCTTTATTAGAAGGCATAATAAGAAATAAGGGTATTTATTATGCAGATTAGACAGACTAAAGTTGATTATGCTTTAATACATGAATATTTGTCTTATATAAATTTCGAGCATAAATATGAACGTATATATTTAGTTGAGCCTGTTAGTAACAGTCAATTTGTAATACGTTTAAAGTTTCCACAGACGTTAGAGACGTTACCAATATATGTTAATAATAGGCAGTGGGAATATTTTTTAGAAAGTCGTGAGAAGAATTTTGAATAGTAGTTCTCCGATTATAGGTCACTGGCTCAATTGGTAGAGCTTCGGTTTCCAAAACCGACGGTTGGCGGTTCAAGTCCGTCGTGACCTGCCAAATTTTTTAGAGAATAGATAAAAAGTGTTCAACAATGAGTTGGACTATGATATAATAAGTTATATAAATAAAACTATAAGAGCTGTTTAGGCGGTTTTATAAATTTAACAATTTGTTGTGATTTTAGAATAATATGTAATACGCAGTTGTATCTCTGCTATAAACAAAAGAAACATGACGTTGGTGCGGTATTGAACCCCTTCGATCATGTCAACATCTGACCGGTTTAAGCGAAATTAACTGCGAAAGGTTTTTAGGCATTTACGTCAAGGTATTTAAAGTACTTAAGGAAAATGTCACATATGGATGAGAATTCCTAGTACTTGAGGAAGTATGAATTGGCTGTTCTAATAGAACCACCGTTATTTGGTCGACTGAACATTGGGGATTTAGCTGGGAATTGAACTCGATTTCAATAACCCCAATATAGAATTATTAATAATAATTAAAATTATTTAAAGGAGCCCGCGGAAGGCAACGGAACAACAGATCGGGAGCGAAGCGACCTACCCGAAGGGTATAGACTAATACCTCAAACGGGGGCCGCGGAATTAAATATAGAATATATAGATAAACGTTAATTGACCCCTTCGGGGTAAGGTCGCAGGCTCCCTGCATTGAATAACATTATCCCCCCTTCCTTTTCGGACCATAGAAGAAGTATCGAGCAAGCTCTCGTTTATAGATTTTTCTATTTTATTAAGTGCGTTAAAATAAAGTTTTTTGTTAATCTATTCAGACTAAATAGATTAAGTTTTTGTAAATTAGAGTTTTATAGATTTATCAGTCTATACCCTTCGGGTAAGGTCGCAAGCTCCCTGTTTTGTTCAGTTTGTATGATTTTATTTCGCATCTGGTGTTTATCTGGTACATTGGATTAGTTTTTAACAGTATTTTTGTTGATTTTATTCAGATGCTCGTTGTTCTGTTCCGCTATTCAGATGCTCGTTGTGCTGTTCCGCTATTCAGATATTCCGTTGTTCTGTTCCGCTTTATTAACAAGAGTTAATAAAAGTGTTGTAAAAAGTGTTGATATTAACATCTTAGTGTGGTATAATATGTTTATGTTAAGGCGAATATTAAACCAATATAAATATTTTTAATAAAAGTGTTGACATAGAAGAACTGGTAATATATAATATAATCAAGTTAAACAAAATAGTGCCACCCATGCCTCTTAACATATGCACAAATCGTGGTGGCCATATTAGGAAATATTATGAAAAAAGAAGAAACCGGTAGTTCATTGTCTTATGTTACTCGTCAGATGAATCATATACACGATGTAATAATAACATTACATAAGAGTATTACTAGTGATGATATTATAAGTATCAGTATGGAGACTGCGAGTGGTTTATTTCTCGGTAATATTAAGAGTATTGAGGAGTTAACTAAAGTATATTCAAAGTATGCTCGTAAGTACAATATCGGTAAGACGTTGGTAAAATTAGATGGTCAAGTAATTGATTTAAGTATGTCGATACATACGCCAGCATTTGAAGTAAATAAAATTTGTAAGGGTTCGATACCAAAGGAAATGAAGGATGTTAAGTAAGTGGGATTATCGTTTTATAGATGTAGCAAGGTTGATTAGTACATGGTCAAAAGACCCTTCTACACAAATTGGTGCGGTTATAGTAGGTAATAATAAGCAGATTATATCGCAGGGTTATAATGGTTTTTTTCGTGGTGATGTAGATGAGACGAGAGAGAACTATTTAGATCGTGATATTAAGTATAAGCGTATAATTCATGCTGAGGTTAATGCTATATATAATGCATTGCATAATGGTGCACAGATCAAGGGTTCGACTTTATATGTATGGGGTTTGCCTACGTGTAGTTCATGTGCTAAGGCTATTATACAGTGTGGAATAAAGCGCGTAGTATGTCCTGCGTTGGAGACTGATGATAGGTGGAAAGAGTCAGGAGAAGATGCTATATCGTTTTTTAAGATGGTTGGTATAGAAGTAACTTTTTACGACAGAGGTGAATAAACATTTGTTGTATATAAATAAATATAACAAAGCGTAGGTTATAGTAATCTACGTTAATAATATTACAAAGGAACAAGAAATGAAAGAATATTTGATCACTTATAGGTTTAAGGGTGAGACTCGTAAGTTGATGGTTAGTGCTGAGACAGGAGCTGCAGCTTCAGAGGCTGCATTTGGCTTAGTACACAAAAGAATCAAGATTATTTCAGTAGAACCGCAAAATAATGGTTGACAAGCTGATAAATGTGTTATATAATGTATCTTGTAAATGAGGGATATATCGTAAGAAATGATGTAAAAACCTCAAAATAAGTGTTGACAAACTGTTAGATATGTTATATAATGTATATATAAAATGATGAAGAGATATAATATGATGAAGAAAGATATTAAGATACAGACCTTAGTTAATGATGTTACCGCTGCTGATGTTATCAAGTCAAATAGTGTTGATATTAGCAAGCGCGAGCAGAACAAGATTAAGTCTACAGAGTTATATTATGATATAATTTCTTATATGTCAGTTTTATGTAAGTTGGGATATGAGAATATCGTAGATAACGATGTATTATTAGTTGAAGTATTAAATGAAACTGGTTTCCGTACTGTTCAGGGGCATGAGTTTAGTAATAAGTCATACCGCAATTTTATGAGTCGTATGGATACTGCTGTTAAAGACCACGTAATAGAAGTACTAAAAGGAGAACTCTAATGCCACACGCTAACGCTCATGTTATAACTAATACAACTTACGATAACTTCATGTCAACATTGGCATCCAGTTTATCGGTAAATACCTTAGATACTAAGCAGCCTTTACATGATCAGAGATATATGTTTGATGAATATGATATGGTTGCCTCAGTAGTTGAGATGGAGAGGTTGTATGATACTAATATTTCGGATGATTTTTGGGAAACCTCATGGTACAATACTTCAGTAGATGATTTGTACGTACAATTAAATAAGTTAAGTAAATAATAGAGAGAGTAAGATGACTAATAAAGAATTTTTAAAAGAAATTTCAGATATGCTTAAAGAGCAAAAGATCAATTTAAGTTCGGAGCTTATTATTCGTAATGTTATCGGGCCGCAAAAGGTTGGTAGTTGTTTTAAAGATGTAGATGGTGATATTAATTTATTGGGTGTATCAACTAAGGAGATGCCTATTTGTGTCAATCGAGTTTCGGCTAGTATACCATATAACGACAAGCAGTTATTTGTAGTTGGCACATCGGAATACAGTAAAGAGCCTGATTCTTATTTAGTTAAGTCAGTTTCGTCTAGAAATAACGAAGTAGTTATTGAACATTATTAAGCTTGGAGCGGATATTATGTATAACGTACCACATAAGATTATAAATTGCGATGGTTGTGAAACTGCAATGTACACTGGTTCAGCTGGTAAGACGATGGTGTTAAATGTAGATTCTGATTGGGTTATTTGCGGCGAGTTGTTTAGACCTAAGAAGTTCTTAGAGATAGATGGTAATGTATTGTTTGATATTGATACAGGTGGTAAAAAGGTGCATGATGATGCTTTTTTGGTCTAGAGGGTATACTGTTGAGAGAGCCCCTCTCTTGAATAGAACTCCGGTTCGAAGGTATACCTATTGATTATTTAGCAGAAGATTTTAGACATTAAAAAAGGGAGCATATGCTCCCTTTTTTATACGCTAAATTTTAACCGTAATGGTTATCCTAGTAGCGTTACATATGCATCAGTATAAGTATCACCAGAACCAATAGTTACGGTGGTAAATGAAGGTGCATCGTGGTCAATTTCAACCTGAGCTGAAATATCATTACCTAGAGTATCAATTACGGACACTGCACAGATACCTAGTGAGTGCGTAATAACTAGAGGAGTATTAGCAACAATAGTATATTGTGCTGAAACTTTAACGTTTTTGCTGTCAATATCGGCAATAACATCAGGTCCTAGTTTAGCTAGAGTAACAGTACCATTACCTATACCTGATAATGAGTCAGCACCAATTTTAATTGGGTCAACGTCGAGAACTGGGTCAGTGGTGTTATATACTGAGAAGAACGCATAAGCTAGTGGACCAGTGACTTCGTTCAATACTTGCCAATAGCCATTAGCAGGAATTTCACCAGTTTCGTCGAATTCTGGGTAGCGTGAAAGTAGTCCTGTACTTGCATCGCGTGAATAAACACCAGCAGCAACATTACCCACTTCTTTACCATAACTAACAAGTATAGTAACTGCTTCGGTTGCGCTTGTTAGGTCGAAAGTTTCTGTAGAACCGCCACCAGTTACAGCAGTATTAAATGCTTCAGAACCATCAATTTGACCAGCAGTTAGTGCAACACCACCAGCAGAAGTATCAGCATTATGGTAATAATCGACTAGGCCTAGAGGTTTACGTGTTGCTAGTTGTACTGATTCAATATTAGTTCCTAGAGCTTCAACAGCTGCTTTAACATCGGAGTTATCAGGAACAATACTATTAGTCATAGTACCTAAATCGGTATCACCTAAAGTAATGCCAATTGCATCTGCTAGTGATTCATCGCTTGTGCGAGAAGTTGCTGCTAGGTTATTTAGAACAGTTTTAAGATCTGCATTATCTGTTAGGTCAGCATCAGTAAAGTTGCCTAGGTTTATATCGCCATCACTAACACCTAGAATAGATGAGTGCGCTGCTATATCAACAGTTTGGTCAGCATTTACAGTATTTGCTGCGCTAATAGCTGAGTCAGTGGTATCAATTTCAGCAGCAAGACCTTCAAGAGCAGATTGTGCATTTGTTGGGTTACCGGTGATTTGAGCTATAGCATTATTAAACGGTTGGTTTGATAGGTCTTTAGCTGTTACGATTTGTTCATCGACATAAGTTTTAATGATAGATGAAGGGTATACTTTAGTAGAGCTACCAGCTGAAATAGTTTGAGCAAAGTCAATTGCTAGTTTACTATTATCAAAAAGTAGGCCAGCAGGAGTTGAACCTGTAGCATAACTTACATTAGGAGAAGTCGCTGAAGGTGAGAAGTTTCCATCACCGCTAGATTCATTTGCGCTTGAAACTGGGAAGAAGTCTACAGCAGTATAATCAGGAATGAAAGATGATATTGGCATTAAGCCAGAACCATTATACATGATTGAAGTTGGGTCAGTAGTTGTTAGAACTGAAAGCCAAGTATCAGCATTTGGGGTTGTAGTTTCGCTGCCATCAGTATCTTTTTTGAAGCATACAGCCCAAGTGCTAGAGCCATTATATTTATAATAGCCATTCCAGTCAATATCATCATCGCCTACAATAAGATCAAGTGTATTGCCAGATGCTTCTTGTAAATAGGCTGAATAATTTAGTTTTGTATAATCGCCATTTAGAGAAGCAAAAGTAGCATTGCTGACAGATAGTATATCATAATCACTACCAGTCGTCGCTAGAGCAACACTAACTACATCTCCAGTAATGTTTATACCATTACCATCTGTTAGAATATTTTGTTTTGTTCCAACAGAAGTTATGAACTGCGCATATTCTACTAGTTCACCAGAAGAAGTTCCTGGCATTGAATTAATAAATTTATATTTTGATTGTAAATCTTGGTTTACAACAACTTTTTTTAAACCGGTGTTAGCCATATTTTATTTCCTTTGCTTATGGTATTTAAGTTATTAATAGAGTGCCCTGTATGGGTTCACCTACTATCACCTTTATAGTGTTTTGGTCTATAGTTTCATATTCAGCATCAATATAGCACCCGTTTGAATCTATGAATGTTGGGGTGATGACATTTCTTTCCAAGCCATGGAATACGTCAAATTCAAAATAATTAAAGTTATACGTAGAGTTTGTTTTTTGTGTATAAGTTTCTATGTATATTGTTATATTTAAAAAGGCTGATCCATTACCACTACCATTACCACCATTACCACTACCATTACCATTATTACCATCAATTGAGAATAAAGTAAATACAGCACCATTATCGTACAGTATTTTAAGTGTTTTTGTACTATCTAGGAATAATACTCCGTGGTCATTGGATGTTTTTGGAACATTACCAACCTTTATTGCTAAGTTATCAATAACTAGCGGTGCATCAATATTAAATCTGCCATCAATATTATTATCTAGATTTAAAGTTCTTTCTATATTATAATCGTTTTTAAATTGCAGTTTATTTTTTATAGTAATAGTTGAGAATGTACTATTACCAGTAAAGTTCCAATTACCTGTAATATATTCAGGTAGATTGGCAGAAGTATATTTATTATTATTATTACTAGAAATACCATCAGCACCATTATTTTGTGAAATAGTATTTAATAGAGTATTTTGATTTTTTTGTAGTTCAATAATATCTTTATATAGTTGAATACTTGTTAAGTTTAATGAGCCTGAATCTGTTTCAGAGTCGCTAGCAGAAGATAAACCAGTTAGTTCATCACCATTTTGTATTAAGTACAGAGGTGATTGTGTTAAAGAATCTGTTATATCCCCTTCTAGTACGAAGGGCATTTCTGATAAAACTATATTACTCATTATATTCTCCAATTAATATGTTACTAATACTGTTACTATAGTTGTTTGTACATAGCCTAGATTATTATAGAACATACATTTATATTGGCCTTGATCGGAAGTTTCAACATTTTGTATAGAAAACGTTTCATCTGTAGTATTTAGTACAGTAGCATCTTTAGACCACATTAAACCGGCATAAGATTTTGCTGAGGCAGTAAAGCTTAGTGGATCATTTACTTTAAGTTGTAATAATTTTTGAGCACTTAAGTCAGTACCAATATCTTGTGTTAAAACTGGTGGTTCAAATTCTGATGAAGGTATAACGGTTAAGTAGACGTATTGTGAATATACAGTTCCTACATCATTAACAAATTTTGCTCTATACCATCCTTCACTAGATGTTTGTGCATTATCTATTTTAAGTATACCACCACGTACATCTGGAATTTCTATATCATTTTGTTCCCACGCTATATAGTCATAGTTTTGTCCACTAGTTACAAAGTAAGTAGATTGATCTTCGTAAACTGTTCTATTTAGTGGTTGCGCTTTTACTACAGGTTGTACTTGTTTATTTGGAGTTACATTTACTGTACAGAATACAGAAAATGTAGATCCTTCAGAATTAGTAAATACTGCTGAATAAATGCCATTATCAGTTGTAAGAGCACCGTTTGAAACTGTTAGGATATTAGTATTTTGGTTAGGAATAGGATAGCCGTTTAAGTTCCATGTAATAGTTTCATAATTTATACCATCACATCTTAGTTCTAGTGGTGTTAATTCCTTAATAACTACACTAGTTGGTAAGTTTCGTGTAATAGTAGGAAGAGATGTAAATTGATTAGGTATAACATGAAGGAAACATTCATTAGATTCAATGCCACCAGCTTGGTTATATAAATTTACAGTATATACTCCTTCGGTTGCAGGAGTTGCGCCATCAGAGAAGTAATCGTTTAAATTTTCAGCAGTAACATCATCTAGAGATAAAGCATTATCATTATGAAGCCATACCGTAGTATCAAAGTTAAAGCCTTGGATTTCTATATCTGGAATATCGCCTTCATTAACTGTTATATATTTTACTAGATTAGTATTAAATGAGGGTGGTACAGTTTTAAGCAGATGATTTTCATCACTGCCTTGGAGAATTTCATCTACAGAAGTTTGTAATGAATTCAGTTCATCATTTACTGTATTAATATTTTCATCACAAGTTACAATATTTTCTTGTAAGCACGTACCTACTTGGTTCATTGTACCATAGTTTGGTTCACTAGCAGGAGTATTTCCATATAGTGAAGTACCATCCATAATCCAATTTATTTCAGTTTGTGTTGATAGATCAACATCAGTTTCGCTAGAGTCCCTAACAAAGGGAATTGGTTTTAAAGGTGCGGTCATTTTAATATTCCTATTATATATTTGGTAATATTAATTATTTATACGGACTAAAATAAGAGCTAAAAATTTTTAGCTCTAAGCACTTAAAACAATCAACACTGAAAAGTTTATTTAATTCTTGTATATATTGGAATACCACTTTTTAATGATGGCGTTCCAATACCCACATATGGTGGCAATATATATTCATATTTATACACTAAGTCACTAATACCGCCAATAACCCAAAGAAACTCACCATCCCATGTTACTACACGTGGTTCAGTAGTTTGGCTTGCTACCGAAAAATCATTATCTATATGATTTCCATTATTATCATATTTATATACCTCAGCATCGGTATATCCAGTTACCCAGAAGTAAGTTCCATCCCATGCTATACTAGAAGGTGCAACATCTTGTACACTAATGTCAAAACTAGCTCCAGTATAGGTTCCACTTATATTATATTGAAATGCTCGTGCGGAATTACTGCCAACAACCCAGAAATAAGTTCCATCATAAGTTACGCCTAATGGGTTAGTTTCTTGTGCATCAACAGAAAAGCTAATTCCCGTAAAGTTACCATTAAAATCATATTGTTTTATTATATTATCAGAGCCATCAATAATCCATAAATATGTTCCATCATATGCTAATCCTCTAGGTTCTAGAACATTAGCAACAATGGAAAAACTAACATTTGTATAAATACCATCGGCATCATATTGGTTTATATTTTCTTCTGTGAAGTCAACAATCCAGAAATGAGTTCCATCCCATATCATACCTTGCGGTGAGTATGAAACTGCACTTACATTAAAATTATAATTTACATATTCAAAATCACCTTGTACCCCATCATATAGGGTAGCATCAGGATATTCGCCTAGTTCATCACTAATAGTAGTGCCAGTTTTTAACCATTCGGTTCCATCTGGCGCTATGTAATGATCTACGTTAACATGGATAGGTAATAGGTTATTAATTTGCCCATTACCTACCGTATTTATAAAACTACTTGCTTTGCTGCTCATTTTAAAAGCCACTCCTTATTTTTATATATTTATATTATTTAATTCTAATATAGTCTGGTTCATTATATTCATCCGATTCATCTTTTAGACCAATATATGATGCTGGAGCAAAAGTATATACACCTCTAATATCTTCATTATTTTCATTAAAATTAACTATAGCATATTCACTGCCATTCCAATCCATACCAAATGGTAGAGTAGTTGGTGATGTAGAAAAATAAATACCTGAATATTCTGGTACAATAGGTATAAAATATTCATCAGAGTATTTATAAGCTCTTCTTCTAAATTGACCAATCATCCAATAGTCTGTGCCATCCCAACATAAGCCACGTGGTTGAGATTCTTGAGTACCTATATTAACTTCAGTTCCCGTATATGTTCCATTTGTTTCATATTGATGCATAGCATTAGTTTGATCATCCAATATCCATAAGTGTGTACCATCCCATGTAATATCTCTTGCGAAATTATCTTGATCGCCTATATAGAAACTAACGTCAGTATAAAAACCATTAGGTGCATATTGGTATACATTACGATTAACTGTTCCTAGAACCCAGAAGTATTCGCCATCCCATGTTATACCAGATACTATTGAGTCTTGAATACCCGTAAAGAACGATAAACCAGTATGTACACCTTCTAGGTCATATTGATAAACTCTGTTATCACCAGTACACGCAACCCATAAGTTTGTACCATCAAAAGTTATACCACGTGGTTCAATAGCTTGACTAGAAGTAGAAAAATAAGTATTTGTATAATTCCAATCACTGTCGTATTTATAAATTCTACTATTTTGTGTGGATACAACCCAGAAGTGTTCACCGTCAAATGTCATAGCACCAACTATATTTGTTTCTGAAACGGTTGAAGGTATTTGTGCTCGTATATCATAACTTTCTTCTCTATATATTATTCTATCTGGTTGGTACGGATCGGGTATTGAATATTTATGTGTTTTCTTACCTGAAGCACCTGTTATCCAAAAATCATTACCATTCCAAGTTATACCATATGGTGTAGCATCTTCATTACCTAGATATAAATAGTTTCCTGTATATCTACCAGTTGATGATTCATATTCATATATTGATCTAGTAGCACCTTCTACTAACCATATATTTTCATCTTTAAATGTAATATCCCTCGCTAGTTTGGCAGTAGTATCTTGAGTGAAAAAATCACCGACAGTAAAGCTAAAGTCTGATTGATAATATTCTCTTCTAAATGGTTTAGGTATTTGATATCTGTATGCTGCTTCAGTTAATGTACTTACTGTAAAGAAGTAAAAACCATCATATATTATGCCAGTTGTATTTCTAGTAGTTGGGAAAAATACATTTGTATATATTCCATTAGCATCATAACGATATGCTTTATTATCAGTAGGTTGTGTAGGACCTGCAG